GATTTGGAGACTTTTTAGATACTTCTGTCAGAAAATCTTCTGGCTTACGAAGTCTTACTTGTCTACTTGACTCTTTATCAAAATTCTTAATAGTTGAGCCGCTGATAACAAATCCTTTTGGATCATGAGTAACATACTCAGCTAAGGCTCGAGTCTTACAATTAAATGTATAGAGCCTTATTTGACCGACAATTGTTACTGGTGGAATTGATACAATTTTAAAGTCTTTATTATCTTTTGCGTATTTCATTCTCGATACCTGTTTGTCTGCCGTGACTGGTTTTTTGATACGACCTACACGTTTTGCTTTTGACGCAAGTTTTACTCGTTCAAGATCATCGAGAATTTGATTACAAATTTTAATGCGGCGGTTGAGTTCAGGCCGTTTCAAGTGAGAATAACCTTCAACTGCTTGTTCACATCGTTTATGGTAGGCATCTTCATAATCAAGTAGCCATCCCTCAACCACCTTTTTGACAGGAAGAGTAGCAGACCCCGTCAAACCATGTCTACGAAAAAGTGTATATACATCAATATCAGCTTTTTCGCCCTCAATCCAAGCGTCTTCGAGATCATCGAGATCAATCATAATAGTACTATTGATCTTACGTTCAAGACGCTGCTGAGGTGAAAGAACAATCACATTTGCTTTTTGTTTTTGTTCTAGTAATTTTTCTTTATATAATACTGCGCCAGATTCAAGTAGTTCATCACAGAACTTTTTTAGATGTTCAATATGGCTAAGTATCTTTTTATCATCATTAGTTGGAAGATCACTGTTTATCCAAAATGCAGTACAACCGTAATGACTGAACATTGTGAACTTATGTTCAGGATTGGAGTTGATCTTCTTGTACTGATCTTTTGTATAATGATTCTTGATATAAGTTCGAATAAACTCGGCATTTGCTTTTTTATCAATTTCATTATGAAAATAATATTTTACTGATTCCCAGCCTTTTTCAATTGGAATCTGAGTTACACCAATCCTACGACGGACTGGTACAGGCTTTTTCTTTCTTTGTTTTAAAGGCATTGCTACTCCTTTTTTAATTTTATATAGTTATATTATATCACGTTTTTAAGACAATGTACACAACTAAATTTAAAAAGTTCCCCATTGTTTTTTTGGAAAAGCTTTATTCCAAATTTCAATTTGAGCTTTTTTGCAGTTTTCGATATTAATATTAAATTCAGAAATAATATCGATATTTTTAGGATCATCAAAAAATAAAATTCTTTGATTTTGTGTATGTAAAGAATTAAAATCGTCGAATAGATCTTTTAGTTTGAATGGTATAGTTGTATCTTCATTATATATCATATTGTTTTCCTCTTTTGATTATAGTTATATTCTACATCAAAACCCTGCAAATGTACACAAAAAAATGCACCAATATGAAAAAAGTTTTGTGCACTCAGGTTGAGCTCGTCAAATGGTGGTGTATAGTCTATCACCCAATGTTCCCAGGCTCATTGTGATATATTTATCACACAGAATAAAAAAATGCAAATTAAATGCATTTTTTTGTTTACAAACACTAAAAAATAGTGTAGAATATAACTATAATCGAAAGAGGAGATGATTATGATAACAGAAAAAGATGTGATTAAAGTAGTCAAGCTGTGTATGAAAGAACTCAGAAAGAAGAAATATGAGATGAATATTTCGGTTAAACATTCACAGATGGCTCTTAAATACCTTAAGACGTATAATCGAACAAGAGGTCGATCATGGGGTGGATTCTGTATATTAAGTATTAACCTTAAGTGTTGGCAGTTTGGTAACAAGCGTTGGACTGAATATAAGAGGTTTAATGCGGATAAAGTGATTGGTCAGATTGACGTCACAGATGACTACGATATTCTATTACTTCTTGTTGCACATGAAGTATCACACTTCGTTCAGTACACATGTACAGGTAACATGCCTGAATATATGAGAAAGAAATTTAGAAATGATCGTGGCCATGGTGAAGGATTTCAGCACATATATAGAAATCTAAGACGTGAACTTGTCAATCCAATGATTGAAGCAAAGAAGATGGAGATCGCAGCATGAATGATATACAAGTATTCGGCTCAATCAAATCAAAAAGAAAACTTGCTAAAGATGTAGCATATTTTTGTATTGATCAATTAATGCCACGTATAAAGACATTAGATATTAGTATTCATCTTGATAAAATATATCAAGCAGATGGATATTGTTTAGCTGTTACTAATCGAGAGTTTAATATTGAAATAGAAAAGACTCTTAATGAAGAAGATTTTATTACTGCCGTATGCCACGAAATGGTGCATGTAAAGCAGTTTGCTCGAGGTGAAACACAAGATATAAATATTTTTACTAAGAAGTGGAAAGGTATAGAATACCTTGGTGCGTATTCTACGGTAGATGAGTATATGCAATTGCCTTGGGAAAAGGAAGCATACAAAATGCAAGAGGAGCTTTTACAAAAATGGAAAAAGATATTAAATTCACAGAAAAAGAATTAAACATTAGTAATTTTAATCAAATGTACTATGCTAACTGCGCTGAAAGAGAAGCTTTTGGTGATCCGATTCTTACTCGAGAAGAATATAGAAAGATATGGCGTGAATTGATTTTAACGGAGAAAAATAAAGATGGCTAAATATAAGATTTATTCAAAGTCAGGTTGTATTTTTTGCGATGCGGCAATGGAGCTTTTGAAAGAACATAATTTAGAGTATGAAGAAATTAAGGTAACAGATAGTGAAGAAGCAATGCTTCTTTTTAAACAACGTAAGTGGAAAACTGTGCCACAAATTTTTGATCGTGAAGGATCTTATGTTGGAGGATATCAACAATTAAAAAGTAGATTTGAATGGCCAGACAATCCAGTAGAAATAAGAAACTTTTAATAAAAAATGCAAATTAAATGCATTTTTTTGTTTACATTGTCAGAAAAGTATGATATAATATACTTATAAAATGAAAAGAGGAAAACATTATGGAAAAATTTGTAATACACACACAGACTTTAGAAAACTATGGTGCACATAGTGAAAGCGGTAAGTTCGCAGACGGCCAGAGTTATTGGAAGTTCAAGGGTGGCGACACCTATGTCGTTGACGGTGTAGAGCGAATGCAAGATGCAGTTGCTTTTGTAGCTGCTATCTCAATTGAGAATGGTATTGGATGGAAAGAGTTTCCATGCCATTTCACCACTTATAATGAGTGGATGGCTGAGATTCGTGACAGTGGCGAAGACTATCGTGAGTACCAAATAGAGAGGGCAATACATGTTGATCCTCGAACCTTTAAAAGAAAGGCTGCGTAATGGAATATTCTAACATCAAAGACATACCGGTAACACGTTTTGAAGATGAAGGTTGGATATATCGTTTTCGACCTACTCATAATATCACAACTCCAAAAGGAGATGTATTCGAATTAAAACACGCATTTGATCCGGACTATGTTCCTTATTCGAATGAAGTAATTGAAGTATTAAATCTATGGAAAAAATTATCAAAACTAGTTTAATCACTTCTCCAGTTGAAGTCATAGAGCTCGCCTTTCTCCTCCTCTTTTTGGCTAGAACTCTATGACTTCTTTACTTAAAAAAAATGCATTTAATTTGAAAAAAGTGCATTTTTTTGTGTACATTGTCTTAAAAGTAGTGTATAATAATACTATAAAATGAAAAGAGGAAAACAATATGCCACAAATGAATATCACAAAAAACATGACATCAGAACAACGTATCGCAGTTTTGAAAAGACATTGGAAAAAATTTAATAAGAAGATCCAACGTAATCAAAAAGTACGTCGCACTGAAACATCCTTCATGGATAAATATGATAGTCATAATATTAATGCTTGGACAGATGGTTCTAAATACCTTCAAGAGCATTACGGTGATCGTGTCGCTGATCAAAAAGCTGATGACGCTGACTGGAATTAATTATGACAATGCATTTAGTGAGAGGCATGTCTAGCCTCAACAATAAAAGACGTAGAATGAAGAAGCATCCTGGTTGGGAAAAAGATCAGGCTCGTCATGACAAATGGCTAATGGATCGTGGTGTACATCCATCGCAACTAAAAAATAAGGAGAAGAGTAGTGGCAACAGTGTTCCGAACTATTCAAGCGACCGTCCAACGATCCCGACGAGTGACCGCATCACAGCCATCCAAGGAAAAAAGAAAGCTAATGTCTATTCAGGATCCTACGTCATCGGAGTTGCAACCCTGCACAAGTCAAACCTTGTGCCAGTCGGTAGAGGAGATAACCCCGAAGAATACGCAAAAATGAGGAGAAACTAATGATTGCAGAAGCACTATTTTGTTTGGCATTGAATGCCTATTGGGAAGCAAGAGATCAAGACATGAAAGGCATGTTAGCTGTTTCTCAAGTTGTAATGAACAGAGTTGAGTCAGAACACTATCCAGATAATATCTGCGAAGTTGTACATCAAGGACCGACTAAACCATCTTGGAAAGATAAAAATGTAAGTTATCCAGTAAAGAACCGGTGTCAGTTTTCTTGGTATTGTGATGGCAAAAGTGATACACCTAAAGATGAATTTGCATGGGAACACGCACTGCTTGCAGCAACTGGAGTTTATTATAATAAAGTAGATAACCTTGTCGATGATTCACTATGGTATCATGCAGATTATGTTAACCCTGGTTGGGCTAAAGCAAAAAAGAAAGTTACTAAGATAGGAGATCATATCTTTTATTCTTGGAAAAATTAATCTCTCCTTAGCTCAGATGGATAGAGCAACGGCCTTCTAAGCCGTGGGTCGGGAGTTCGAATCTCTCAGGAGAGGCCAACATCGCTCGCGTGATGGAACTGGTAGACATAACGGACTTAAAATCCGTAGGCTGTAATAGCCGTACCGGTTCGAGTCCGGTCGCGAGTACCAAATTAGGTTAGTCACCCTCCATGTGGAGGCCTAGTCGCTGAATTAGATTCGGACAAAATGTGATACACAATAAAGGAGATGTCGAGCGGTAAGTTAACGCTGTTAAGCCTGTAACGACGTAAAATTTAAGACACAGGTGGGAATGGTAGCGCCCTCATTAGAAAGACTACCACTTTGCGGGTATAGTATAATGGCTATTACTACAGCCTTCCAAGCTGAAGATCGGAGTTCGACTCTCCGTACCCGCTCCAACTAGCCAATGGCGGCTGCCATATCTCTTATAGATGAATTGTCACTTTTAGCGCTTGGTGGATCTCCCATTACTAATGCTGAACTACTTGAGCTGCTATTGTCTACGTTTTGAGTAGTACTTGAGTCTACAATATTAACGCCTTTAGATTTTTCTTGCTCAATTCTAGCTTGTTCTAAGTCTACTGCTTTTTGAGCTGCTTCCATATGTTGTTTATCTGCGAGCATAGCCCTTTTCTCACGTCTATCCAACATAGCTCTTGCTTCTTCGGGTGTGGCTTTTCTTCTATTGCCATCTTCTACAATAAACATATTGCCTTGTTTAAAGGCTTGTTGAGAACTTCTCAACATGTCATTTTCTTGATCGGCTCTTCGTGCCGCAGATCTTTCTTTTTGTTCTGCATCTTTGATATCTTGTTCGCTGATATTACCGCTGAGATTTAATTTTCCACCTCTAATCGTATCACCTACACCTTTACCAATAAATGGAATTGATTCAATTGCACTAGCAGCTAATTCAATAACACCATTAAGAACTAATTTAAACATATCAAAAATGGTATCAACTGTTTTGGTAATAATATCCATGAAACTAAAGCTTTTTAATGCTTCAGCTGATTCATTAAATCCGAATTTACCTAATGCCCAAGCAGCTACACTTTTTATTAGATCTAATGGTATACCGATTACTGAATTGACTAGACCTTTAATTCCACCAGCGATTGTTGATATTACTTTAGATCCTATGTTTCCTTCGTCATCAACAAATCCTTCAATAGCTCCTTTTACTGTATCGTAGACAGTCATGATTATAAAGAGAGGTGCAAAAAGTTTACCAATTGTTTTACCAATTCCATTTAACAATTGCATAAATTTAGAATTTTCTGCAAATATTTTAAATGCATCTGTAATAACTGCAAATGCCTTTGCAATTGGCCCTTCGGCTGAGAAAAATGTTTTGATTGGTTTTACCAAATCTGACACAAAGGTTATTGCTGCATTGAATGGACGCATAATTGTATTAAAAATTCTACTTAATAAACTTGGTCCTTCACCAGCCATGAATACTTGTTTAAATGGCTTCGCAACATCATCAATAAACGTTTCAAAAGGAAACACAAAAATAGCTTTAAGAGTATTAAAAAATGATGTTAGCTTCTTTCCAATAAAACCTTCTCCAGTAAATAAGGTTTTAAATGGTTGTAATAAATCATCTACAATTGCGAGAGCACCAGTAAATGTTAATCTAAAAGAACTTTTTATACCATTAACAAATCTCATAAATCCGCCTTCGGCGCTAAAGAAAGCTTTCAATGGTTGTAATAAATCATCAAGTATTTTAAGAGCAGCTGTGAATGTTGCTTTAATTTTTCCACCTAAGTCAGTACCAAATAATCTTATTGCATCTCTAATGTCTTCTAGTCTTTTAGTAAGACCTACAAGTCGTGATAATTTTTTAATACTGTCTAATATACCTGTTAAAAATCCTGCAGTTGCCGCAATAATTCCTGCAAGAATAGCTGCTAATTTAGAACGATCTTTTTTCGGATCTTTATCGCCACCAGGCTGAGTACTATCAGCTTGATTCTTACGTTCTCTCAACATTTCAAGTAGATCTAATTGTCCTAATTGAACTGCTTTTAAAAACTTATCAACTCTTCTCGTTAAACGTTCAACACTTTCTGCGACAAGTTCGTGTCCTGCCATGTTTTGATCGTTATTAACTTTCAGCTGTTGAGCAATAATTTCTAAATTAGCCATTTTTTTGCCTTTGTTTTTCGTCTTCTAAATGATTAATCAAAAGATTAATATAAATTTCTCTTTCCCATGGTAACATATTCTCTATCTCAGTTAAACTCCAATTCCAGTGGGTCATTAAATTAAAGTTCATATGGTAAAAATTCTCTAAATTTTCATGAGATAGAGCTATTATAAAAAATTCTGTAGCCCCTCGATTACTAATTTATTTTCATGGTTACAAGAGCTACAAGTAAAATCTACATCGTGATTTAAAGCTGGAATCTTATCTATAAAATCTCTAATCGCCGCAAATTGATTACTATTCATTGATTCAATAAATTCTTTTAATTCTTCGTCAGTTGAATCTCTTAAATTGATTCTTTCTTCTTCTGTAACTACGGCTCTTAAACAACTTGCAATTAATTTAAAAGCGTTTTCAGCGTCACCCGCGTTATCAGCTCCTACACGAACTACTTCTTCAAAACTAGGCCAATCAATTTCTACAGAAATTTCATCAGTTAGTTTAATAGTTTTTTCGATGTCAGGAATTGCAATTTTAACTTCGTCAAGCTTGATTTCAACTGGATTTGAAGTTTCGCATTTCTCACATTTTAAAGCAATACTAGCGGTTTCACCAACACTTCTTGCTCTCATTTGTAAAAAAGCGTATTCAATATCGAAAGAAGTTAATGCTTGTTCTGCAATTGGTTCTTCAATACAGTCAGCAATTGTTCGAACTAATGCTCTAAAAACATCTGAATTTTTACCGCTTTCTGACGCGATCATAATTGCCTTTTCTTCTTTTACGAGAAAAGGTCTGTAGTGCACCTTTTTACCAGATGACGGAATTGTCATCTCATAGCTAGGTAGCGTATTAAGTTTAGGTAATGCCATAATAATTTAACCTCTGTAAAATTGTTGCGAGGATTGTACTTTTTTCCAGTTTGTATAGGATAACTGTACGCTCAATTCCATTATTTGAGTTTCCTCATTATTAAATTCTACTGCAGATAGAGTCGTAGGAAATGCATCGATCAACTCCACACAGTAGGCAGATTCATAGTAAGTTTCAGGATCTGGTAAAAAACTTAAAATCTTACTTGTAATTCCGCTCAGTTTTGTTCCGCCAACTAAACCCGCAGCGGTAGGTAATAAATTTAAAATTCTAGGATCCATCTTATTTGGATCGTCTTGTACTATTTTTAATTGATGAATTTTAACAGGATGCTGGTAATCTGATTTATATCTTACTGTACCTCCTTCTTCATCTAATATAGTCTCTCTCCAATTGTCAAAATATTCTTTTACTCCATAATCGTTTAAAAGAAGAAATGAAAGAGTAACGTCATCAACAGCAAAACCATATGCGACTTTTTCAAACTTCATTCCGATTCGTCTTTCATGAGTTAGAATTTGTTTTCCAGGTAAAGATGTACTTCTGCATAACAGATTTAAATCTTCTAAACCTATTCCTCCAATGTCCGGCAATTCAACAAAAAATTTATTTTGATGAGCAATACCTTGTTTTTGAGATATAATACTTTTTAATTTATCAACTCTCACAATGCTCTCCTTGTATCTCTATATACTTTATTTGCTGAAGCTTTATTCCAATCTGCAGCCGGAAGAAATGTAGCAATTTCCCACTCTGGCTTATCAACCAAAGCGAATCTACTTCTTACATGTTTAAACAAATAGTGTTTCATAGCTGGAGCGATAAATCTTTGTGGCACACTTCCTTTTTCTGCTAGTACTCTATCTAAAACTCTTGCTCTTAAAACAGGTGGAAGATAATGTAAATTCAATCCATAAAATCCGTCTTTAGCCGGACCCATCATAAGAATTAATGGAAATCCGTCATAATAAGGTAAAGTTTCTTTATGCTTAGGATCATAGAAAAACATATACATGTTTCCTACAGGACCTCTTGTGCGCGTCACCGGTCGATTTCTTAAATCAATCAGATCATCATCTAGCACTCTTTTTCTATTAATTACTCTACCTCTAAACATTTGTCTTGCTTTATTGCGAAACCACTCTATAGACTGTTTTGTGCGTGGAGTAATCCCTGCACGAAATGCCTCAAATTCTAATTGTTGAAATAAACTTTCACCTGCCATACTACTATTTATAACTATTTTTTACGTTTTTTACGAAATGGTGGCAGTGGTTTTAACTTCTTTAATTTACCTGGTACAGGTTTACTCAATAGCTTCATTTCTTGTAAAGTTTTTTCTGTCCATATTTGGAATTCCCAACCACGATCTTTACAATAATTATTGGCGGCTTCCCACTTATTCATATTTTTTATGTATGTAAATCCTTCATTGATATATTTTCTAGTGCGTTTTTGTCCTGTCGGCGGAACAGTTTCTTTTTCAGGTTTAATTTCAACTAAAAGAGTTCTATCTTCAAATATAATTTTTATATCTGGAAAATATCTATGATACTTTTTATCTGCATCATAATAATAAGGTATTACAACCTCTTCTGACGACCACCCTTTTATTTTAGGATTCGAATCACACCATGAAAAAACAGATTTTTCCCATAGCGATCTATAGACGACTTTAGTATAGTCACCTTTATATTTCTTTGTGTTCTTCACTTTATAGTAACCAGAATATGCCATTTTTTCATATAAATAAGATAAAATTACTTTTATATTTATAGGAAAAATAGATGTCATTTAGCTTTAAAGATTTTGCTCCTACAACAGGCACAGAACGAAGATACCCTATCGATGAAGTTGATCAATACAAAAGTAGAATTACTTTTCAGGTAATGAAAGTAATTCCACCAAGATTCAACGTTCAATTTAAATCAAATAAAGTTGAAGGAGGAGGAGACTCTGGATTCGAATTAAACAAAGAATCTGCAAGTTTATCCGCAGTTGACGTTAAACCAATACCTAATGAAAAGACAGATCTCTATTTGCCTATTGCATTTCAGGTAAATGATAGAGCTGAATATGGAAATGCTTCTTTAGGATTAACTGGAATGGCTGCTGCGACAGGGATGAATTCAGGTGCAAGTATTCCTAGTTCAGTACTTGAAGGAATTAAACAAACTGGTCAATCTTTTGTTGAAGCATTTAAATTGCTTGGTGGAGAAGGTGTAAGTGGACTTGGCGCTGCAAGAATAGCACAAATTATTCCAAATGATAAAATAAGTAATGCCACAACTCTTTCAGCTAGAGTCATTTTAAATCCTAATGTTCGAACTCTTTTTAACGGAGTTGCGATTAGAGAATTTACATTTCAATTTCAATTTCAACCTAAATCTAGAAAAGAAGCAATTGCAGTTAAAGACATCGTAAAATATTTTAGATACCACATGTATCCAGAAGAAATTAGCGGTCGACTTGGGTCTGCTGATATTCCTTTAGGATTTAAATATCCTAACATGTTTAGAATTAAATTGCTTTCAAATCTTAACGGACCATTTAAGAATATAGGAACACCAATTAAATTGAGTTATTTAAGATCGGTTAGTACTTCATACAATAACCAATCAGGTGCATTACATGAGGATGGTTCTCCAACAGATGTTAATTTAAGTCTAAGCTTTGTTGAATATAAGACTATCAGTAAAATTGATATTAGAAATGAAGAAAATGATGTTTTCTACCAGCATGAATTTACTAAGTCAGCTGGAAGTATTTCAGGAGCTACATAATGGATTACTTTAAATATTTTCCTACAATAGATTATAATTTTGGTGATCATGCTCAAAAAGATAAATTCAGAAATATCTCAATATACACAGATGTCATTGATCAAGTAAAAGATAATCTTACGATATATGAAGACTATAATATTTTAGATGGTGAAAGACCCGATAACGTTTCTCAAAAAATGTACGATACACCAGAATATCATTGGACTTTTTATATGTTGAATGATAAAATCAGAGAAAAAGGCTGGCCGTTAACACAGAAAAAATTATACGAATTTGCTCTTAGAAAATATCCTTTTAAAGTAATGAACTTATCGATTGATATTTCTACTATTTTAAAAGTAGGACAAACAATTACAGGGGTGAGTAACGGAGCAACTGCAAAAATTATTCACAGAAATACAGATTTATTACAATTAGTCTTAACTGATATTGATGGTAATATTACATCAACACAGGGATATCAAGTAACAAACGCAGATGGATCAGTTACAACCGTTGCTGCTAGTGACGTATCGGGCGTTGTCAATCAAATTAATGCGACACATCATATAGAAAATACTTCTGGAGAATATATAGATTTAATTGATTCAAACGGAGATTTTATTTTAGGTTCTGGAGATATACCGGTAACTAATTTAGAAGAATTAGTAAGAGTCAATGATAGTTTAAAACAAATTAGAGTTTTTAGACCAGGAAATGTAGATCAAATAGCAGACGCATTCAAACAGGCAATTAAAATATAATGTTAAAAGGTGCACCAGAACAACAGTCAGATTATCTCTTTGAGTCGATTCTTTTAGAATCTGATAGGTTGAATAAGCCTATAGAAGTAAAGAATCAAGTCAGTGATTTAGAGATTTTTGAAAGTATTGAAAAACCTTATCTTACTGGCACTGTGGTCATTCTAGACGACGCTGATATTATGCAAAGAGTTGATATTCTAGGTGGAGAAAAGATTACTGTAAAATTAAAAAGCTCTAGATCTGGTTCAGTAACAATTATTAAAATATTTTATATCGATAAAATTATTTCTAAAAAAAGAGTTAATGACAATTCTCAATTATTAATTGTTAATATTATAGAAGATATCGGATATACGGCATGTTTGATAAACATTAACAAATCTTATAAAGGTAAATGTTCTGAAATTATTAAAAAAGTATCGCAAAACTTTTTAAATAAAACAGTCGATGTATCAAATACTGATAAACAATTTTTTAAAATGATTGTTCCAAATTTAGATCCGTTAGAAACAATTCAATGGGTATCAAACAGAGCGTCAACAAAAGAAGGATATCCTTTTTATATGTTTTCTGTTCTAGTAGAAGATAAATTAAAATTTACAGACTTAGGAACAATGATTGAAAACGAAGTAATTAATTCTGATATTTCTTATAAAAGATCAAGTTTAGTTGTAAAAGCTACCAACCGAGACGTTAGACGAAGAACGATTAAAAATTACAAGTTTCATAATTCAGAAGATTTGTTGACACTAATATACGCTGGTCTTATCGGATCTCAATATCAATATATCGATACAACAAAAAATAAAAAGAACGAATTCTCATTTGACATTGTAAGAGATTTATTGAAACCAATTTCGGCAAAAGGAGTTTTAAAGAGATCTCAGAGTCAATATATGTTTTCAGAAGATTATAAACATAACGGAATTTCTTTTAATAAGTATAAATCACGACTTATCTCACAGATTGGTGGATCAGGCGCTTATACAGGACCAGATGAGATATTAAGTTTTGGTGAGAGTAATATTACTTCTGATTATAAACTAAATATTATTTGTAGAGCGATGGATGGAATATTAAAGAAGGCACCTTTAACAATTGTAGTACCAGGCGTTGATTTTATCGACGGTGATAAACATTCTACAATTGGTAATAATTTACGAATTGAATTTCCTTCTTCAACTCCTGAATCAATGGAAAACAAGGGTATAGATACTAAAGCATCAGGAGATTATTTAGTTTTTGCTGCCCGGCATATGTTTAAAAGAGAGACATATGATATATCACTTCAATGTGTAAAGATGGCGAATTATGATACCTAAAAAATATATAGATTATTATGGAGATAGAACACGATGGTTTTTAGGAACTGTCGTTGATATTATTGATCCAGAAGAACTCGGAAGAATACGAGTGAGAATCTATGGAATTCATTCTGAAAATAAAACAGATATTCCAGATGCAGATCTGCCATGGGCTCAAGTAGTATTACCAATTACACAAGGTGGAACAAATGGACTTGGTAATAATTTAGGAATTCAAATTGATTCGTTAGTTTTTGGAATCTTTTTAGATGGAGCAAATTCACAACTTCCACTTGTTGTAGGTTCTTTACCTAAACTTGAAGAAAATTCTCAAGGTGGTAGATCTACAAATCAACTTGCAAGAGGAACAAATACGCTTACTAAAAATGTAAACGTATCTGGTGCGCCGTCAGATCCGTACGCTGCTGTATATCCTCATAACAAAGTAATACAGACTACCAGCGGACACACGATTGAAATTGACGATACTCCAAGTGGTGAAAGAATACATATACATCATAAGTCCGGTGCTTTTATGGAATTTCATCCAGATGGAAGTTTAGTTATAAAAACAACAAATACATATATCGATGCGGGTACAAATGCCAATATTAAAGCATCTAGTGTTAATGTTGAAGGTAGCACAGTAAATATTAATGGAGGTAGTGGAGATGTTGTTGTGAGTGGAATATCTTTGGTTAATCATACTCATCGTGATAATCCTGGCCTTGCTGGTGCAGTTACTTCAAAACCACTATAAGGAATAGAATATGGCTGACTTGCAGATTAGAGGTAACAAAGTTGCACTTCTAGACAGTAACGATAATATTATTTACACACTTCCAGATTCGGCTGGCTCTATTGGAGAAGCTGTAGTAACTGATGGGGCTGGTAAATTATTTTATGGTGGTATTGACATAGAATCTGTACTAGCGGCAGGAGATTCTTCGAATAGAAATATAACTGTTAATGTTCTCAATAGCGATATCGCTATGGCTGAAACTATTAATATTGCTAATCCAAGTCCTTCTCCGTCGATACCTCCTCTTCCAGGTCATGGCTACGTTTCTGGTGGCCGGCAACCAAATATTAGTAATGTAATTGATAAATTTAGTTTTGCAGTTGGATATGATAACATCTCATATGATGTTGGCGATTTAACTGTGGGTAGAAGCCAAGTTTCTGGTAAATCTTCATCTACTCATGGATATACAACTGGTGGTGTTTTTGCACCTAATACTGCTGTGGCGAATGAAATTGATAAGCATCCTTTTAGTACAGATGCAAACGCCACTGATGTTGGAGACTTAACACAGTCTTGTTCTCACACTGCAGGCCAATCTTCGTCTACTCATGGATATACATCCGGAGGCGCTTTAGTAAGCCCACTAAGTGGCAACCCGCCCACTGGCAGAACTAATTCTATCGATAAATTTCCATTTAGTACAGATGCAAGCGCAGCCGATGTAGGAGATTTATCACAAGCTCGTAGAAGTGCTAGTGGAACAAATTCTAGCACTCATGGATATAGTTCAGGCGGTGACCCAAATGCAGGAAGCACTATCGATAAGTTTCCTTTTACTTCTGATGCCAATGCAACTGATGTAGGAGATCTCGCAGTAGAGATGGCTGAAGCGTCAGGACAATCGTCGACGACTCATGGGTACGCAACCGGAGGAAGAGTAAATGATGGTGTTTCTCCTCCACCAGTATACCGAGCTGATATACAAAAGTTTCCTTTTGCATCAGATACGAATGCCACAAACGTAGGATCTTTACAACCATTTTCGCGCAGAGTTGCTACCGCTGGAATGTCGGCAGATACACATGGATATGCCGCTGGTGGAAATGAGGGTCTGGTAAAAGGTGACGTTTACAAATTTCCTTTTGCTTCAGATGGTGGTTCAACTGATACTTCTATGAATTTAAGTCAAGCAAGAAGCGGCGCAGCAGGAACTCAAGGATAATTATGGTAGACTTTCAAATAAAACAAAATAAAATTGCATTTGTCGACAGTGGTGATAATACAATTTATACATTACCTGATTCTGCCGGCACTGCAGGAAATGCGCTTGTAACAGACGGATCAGGCAAATTATTTTTTGGTGGAATAGATATTGATTCTGTATTGGCTGTAGGAGATTCTTCGAATAGAGATATGACAGTTGGCGTTATTAATGCTAAAACTATTGAAGCGAACACAGTCGTAGAAGGTAGTGCACTATTTAGTTTTCAAGGCCTATTTTCAGGATATACCGCTGGTGGTGTTGCTCCTCCTAATCCTACTTCATTTAGTAATCCACAAGGAATTAATGGGCATCGTACTATAGACAAGTTTCCTTTTGCCTCTGATGCCAATGCTACCGATGCAGGGAACTTAATTGCCGGCACATCTGGATCATCAGGGCAATCTTCTATCTCTCATGGTTATACATCAGGCGGAAGCGTTCCTGTATATTCAGAAGGTGTGATATACAAATTTCCTTTTAGTAATAATGCAGGATCTAGTTCTGTAGGAATACTTGCCGGACTACATCCGCTCGAAACAAATACTGGAAAAAGGAGAGGGATGGGTCATTCGTCAGCTGATACTGGATATCATTCCGGTGGTAGCTATGGGCCAGGCATAACTGGTAGAATTGTTAAGTTTCCTTTTGCTCATGACACAAATTCTGGAATAGGAGGAAATTTAACAAGTTTTGGTAGAGAAAGAGGTGCTGGGCTTTCATCTGCGACTGACGGTTATGCAGCAGGAGGACTAAGTCCTCCTGGTCCTTCTAGAACGACAAAGATCGATAAATTTCCGTTTAGTACTGATGCTAATGCGACAACGATTGGTAACCTAACCGTGGCTAAAACAGATGTAACCGGTCAATCATCAACTACACATGGATATGTGTCTGGTGGAAATGAAGCACCTCCATTTAATGATACTATAACAACAATTGAAAAATTCCCGTTTGCTTCAGATGCAGACGCTACAGATATAGCAAACCTAAGTGCATCTCGAGCATTTAGTGCTGGTCAAAGTTCTATATCTCATGGATATACATCTGGTGGACATTCCGAATCCTTAACTTCTTACACAAATATTATCGATAAGTTTCCTTTTAGCAGTGATGCTAATGCAACCGACGTAGGAGATATAAGTAAACATAGATCAGAATCAACAGGACACCAATCATAAGATGGCCGATTTACAAATAAAAGGAAATAAAATAGCGTTAATAGATAGTAACGATAATATTGTCTATATGCTGCCAGACTCAGCAGGAGCTTTAGGAAAAGCTTTAATATCTGATGGAGCAGGTAAATTGTTTTACGGTGGCATTAACATTGATTCTGTATTAGCGACTGGAAATACTACAAATAGAAATATAACTGTAAACACCTTAACAGTTAACACTTTAAATACTTCTTTATTATCTACACAACAACCACTAACTTTCTCATTTCAAGGAAGTACTTCTGGGTATGCTTCCGGAGGAATAAATAACTTTGGCTTTACCGGACAAGATACAATCGATAAATTTCCTTTCAGTAGTGATGCAAACGCAACTGACGTAGGTGATTTAACATTAGCAAGATTTGGATCTGCGGGTCAATCGTCTTCTACTCATGGATATACATCTGCAGGAGGTGCACCACAACCAAGCCATCCGCCGTTTCAAAATTATGGCACAAACATTATCGATAAGTTTTCTTTTGCTTCTGATGCCAATGCTACTGTTGTTGGAGGAATGCGAGATTTTAAAACCTATTACGCGTCTGGCACATCATCTGCCACGAATGGTTATATAGTTCCTGGAGAAGAGGGAAACCAAAGATTTATTGAAAAATTTCCATTTGCCGCAGATAATAGTTCATCTGAAGTAAGTTTTCTTGCAGCGCCAAGAACAGCAGGCACGGGCGGCCATTCTTCAGATACACACGGATATGTGTCAGGAGGTAGAAGCTACCCAGGTTCTGGTAATGTAAACTATAGAGATCCTATAAATGAGATAGTAAAATTTTCTATGGTAGTAGATACTCTTGTATCAGACGTTGGAGATTTGACTGTAGAAACTTCTACTCATAGCGCACAAAGTTCTACAAGTCATGGTTATGTATCTGCAGGTGTTTCATCACCTCCAGTTTATGTTCATATGACAAAAATAGAAAAATTTTCTTTTTCGGTAGATGGCAATGGTGTTTTAGTTGGTGATCTATCACAAGCTTTAGGTTCATTTGATGATCAAGCTTCTGGTCAATCGTCGACGACACATGGATATCATTCTGGTGGAGGACCATCTTGGACTGATCCTATTGCAATACTGATACAGAAATTTCCTTTTTCCACAGATACAAATTCTACAGAGGTAGGAGATTTAACTCAAGGAAGATCTAATAGTGCAGGTCAACAGGTATAAATAGATAAAAGGATTTTAAGATGGCAAGAGTATTTTCATTAGAAGACGGAAACATATCAAAAAAGCCTATTATTACGTCTCAAAATAGAACGTATACAGATATTGATTTGTCTTTTAAAAAGAAAAATAACGGAGAACTTTTTAAGAAAACAAATGCCGCGGCTGTAAAACAAGCTGTGAAAAATTTACTACTAACTAATTTAGGTGAAAAACCTTTTCGACCTTTCTATGGTGGAGATCTAAATCGATTTCTATTTAATCTTTCTGAAGAATTTGATGAGGTTGAAATTGAAGATACTATTGCTTCTGCCATGGCAATTGACGAACCTAGAGCTCAATTGCAAAATGTAAAATCAGTTTTGTCACCAGATAATAATTCAGTTCAAGTAACGGTAAATTTTCAAGTAATAAGTACACAAGAGCCGGTGGAACTCAATATCACACTTGCGAGGTTAAGATAAATGTCTACAATTATTAGATCATCAGATTTAGATTTTGATGCAATTAAAACAAATCTAAAAACATTTTTTAAACAACAATCAGAATTTACAGATTATGATTTTGAAGCAAGTGGAATGTCTAATTTACTAGATGTTCTCGCTTATAACACACATGTTAATGGATTAATTGCAAACTTTGCTCTTAACGAATCGTTTTTACCTTCTGCGCAGTTAAGATCTTCAATTGTATCTCATGCAGAAACATTAGGTTACTATCCAAAATCAAAAACAGCGTCAGCAGCAGTTGTTAATTTGACAGCAGCAACTTCAGATACTTCTACTCCTTCAGCAAGTCTACCTATTAATTCGACATTTAGTGTTAATATCGATGATGTCACTTACACATTCCAAACATTAGAAGCATTTACTGCTATCAATGATGGTAGTGGAAATTTTGCTTTCCAAACATCTGCTGGTAGCTCAAATATTACAATTACTGAAGGAACTTTAAAAACAAAAACATTTGTTGTTGGAGATATTACAGATCAACAAATTTATGTAATTCCTGACGGGACAATGGACACAACTACAATTACTGTAAAGGTATTTGATACAGTTACTTCATCAACATTTGACACATACACTAATATTAATGATTCAGTTAGAATTAATACTAATTCAACTGTTTATATTGTAAGAGAATCTCCTAATGGATTTTACGAAATTACTTTTGGTGAAGGTAATGTATTAGGAAAATCTCCTGTCGCAGGCAATAAAATTGAAATTGCGTACTTAAGTAACTCCGGATCAGATGCGAACGGTGGTGGTAAATCAACTAATCCTTTTACTGCAGATGCCCAAGTATCTGTTGGAGGAACACCAAAAACATTGACAGTAAGTACTGTTACATCGTCAAGTGGTGGTTCTGAAAAAGAAAGTATTGAATCTATTAAAGCAAATGCTCCTTTGGCATTCGCAACTCAACAGCGACTAGTAACAGCAGAAGACTATAGAGCTTTGATTTCTGAAAGATTTTCTACTGTTGTTAAGGATGTTATTGCATGGGGTGGTAACGATAATATTCCTGCTGATTACGGCAATGTTTATGTCAGTATTAATTTTAAAGATGGTATTACTGCTGAAGCTCAAACAACCACTAAAAATAATATCAAAACAACACTGTCTGATAACTTAGCAATTATGTCTATCGATACAGAATTTGCTGATCCAATTGATTCATTTTTAGAATTAACTACTAATTTTGACTTTGATCCTGATTTGTCTGGAACAACCGTAGAAACAACTGAGAATGCTATTCAATCTGATATTGCTTCATTTTTTAATTCAAATCTAAATACATTTGAAGCTGTATTTAGAAGATCTGCTTTGCTTGCTCGAATTGACGAGTTAGATACTGGAATACTTAATTCTAGTATCACAGCTAAAGTACAACAAAGACTAACACCAACTAGTGATCAATTAAATACAATTACAGATTATATAGTTCAATTTCCAGTAGCACTTGCTCAACCTGATGATGTTAATCATATCGTAACTTCATCAGCAGTAACCTTTAACGGAAATCAAGCTCTCATAAAAAATAGATTAGGATCTAATACTCTTCAACTTGTCAAAGGAGATGATACGATATTACAGGATAATATTGGATCATATGACATTACTACTGGAAAAGTAAATATTGCTGGTCTTAATATTAGTGCATTTGCAGGAGATTCTTTAAATTTTTCGGCTACACCAGCAAATCAATCTACTATTAAACCTCTAAGAAATTATATTCTAAAATTTGATCCTGTGCTTTCAAAAGCAACAGGAAATATTGATTACCAAAATACGGCAGTTACTCTCACATGACGCATTCATTAGATAAAAATAGAAGAAGTCAAAATCTTCTTTCACCGACTATTGATGGCGCATTACCATCGCATTTTGTTGAACAATACGGCCAAGACTCAGGAAGTTTAATAAAGCTTTTAGATTTATATTATCAATTCTTAGATAGTTCAGGTGTTAATTCTTTTGGATCTGATATACATAATCTATACACTGCTAGAGATATATCAGAAACAAACGTAAAAGGATTAGATCAATTAATCGGGGAAATTGGTAATGGTCTTACAGCATCGGCATTTTTCCAACAACCTCGTTTAATGACAAGACTTTTAGCTTCTTTTTATAGATCAAAAGGAACTTTAGTTTCAGTAGAAGGTTTCTTTAGAGGATTTTTTAACGAAGAAATTTCAATTGAATATCCTAAAGACCAGATTTTTATAGTAGGAGAATCTAATATTGGATGGGAGGATCAAAAGTTTATTCAAGATAATGCGATTTTTCAGATCTTTTCAATTTTAATTAAAAGTGGATTATCGACTGCTGACTACATTAACTTATATAAAAGATTTGTTCATCCGGCAGGATTTCATATCGCAGGTAGTTTACAAACAAGTACAGAAGTTGGTATTGGTGTAGGAGCAGGTATTGCTACTGATCCATTAGCCGAAGATGAAGGCTTAATCATAGGAAATGAAGCTACACTTTCAACACAAGCGGCACTGAACGCAGTTACCGCTTTTCTTGGTGGAGATTCTGGTGCAGCAATCAGAATTGATCAAACAATTGCAGATTATCAAAATGTTCAATTAAACTTATTAGGACAGGACTCAAGTAATGCTGGTGGAATATATCAAAGCTTAAGAGCATTAATGACACCAAACTCGTTTACATTTGATGATAGTTCTTTGAGAGACAGTAATTTAGCATCAGGTCCTGATTTCTCACTCTCATTAGAAACTATGGATAATGCAATGTTTGATAGTTATAACACAGAACAGCTGATAATCTGATATAAATAACAGTAAGAAATTAAAGGTGAAAAATGGCTAGACAAAATATAAGCACAGGCGCTACAGCAAATGACGGTACTGGAGATACTTTAAGATCTGCAGGTACTAAAATTAACAGTAATTTTTCAGAAATATATACTCTCCTTGGAGGTGATGCTAGTAATTTAACTTCGCAAATTTCATTAGGAGCTGATGGAATTATATTTGAGGGTAGTAACACTGGCGATGCAATTCAAACAACGTTGAAAGTAACTAATCCAACTTCAGCAGATAAGACAATTACTTTTCCAGATGCAGATGGTAATGTTATTTTAGACACCGCTACTCAAACAATTACTAATAAAACTATTACAGTAAAAGATATCATTTATGATGTCACCAACGTATCGGGTGCAGTTACACTTACAACGTCGAATGCGTACATTAAATGTACTGGTACCGCATATACTTTAGCTTGGAATGAAGCTGCCACTACAACCGGTGAAGTCAAAATATTTACTAATACCGCAAGTGGAGCTGTTGCCGTTACAGTTGGTAGCGGAGACGATTTTAGTATGGCAACTGGTACAACTAAGATGTGTATCGCAGATGGTACTAACTGGATTCAATTAACTTAAGAGATAGAAAATGACAGCAATTATTACAGACCCTTTGAAAACCAGACTCGCTCAACTAATGTTGGATGAAGTAAATGATACAACAGATTCGGCACAATATTATATTGGTATAGGAAAATCAGATCAATATTCTGCTGCAGATGACAATATCATTAATCCTGTACAAACGCTACAGGAAGAAAGAGAATTCAGAAATAATCTTCAATCTATTATTAAAGTTGGAGCGGCTTCTCTAGTGATACCTAGATTTAATTGGTCTGCCGGTTCTACTTACTCTGCTTTTGTTGATTCAGTAGTAGGAATTCCTACTAATTCGTATTATGTTATAACTGAAGATAACCATGTTTATATCTGTTTAAAAGCTGGTACTGGTTCAAGTACAGTTCAACCAGATTATAATGATAATACACAAAATCCTGGGCAAAATAAAGTTTCAATTTTTGAAACATCAGATGGTTATAGGTGGAAATACCTTTATGAATTAAGCGCTGCTGATACTAGTTCATTCTTGAGTGCATCATTTATTCCTGTAAAAAGGGTTTTGGGAACACCAGGCGGTGCTGCTGAACAAGACCAACAAGATGTTCAAACCGCAGCAGTTGACGGAGCAATCATAGGATTTGCTATTGATTCTGGAGGAGAAGGATATTCTTCAGCACCAACAGTCACAGTAATTGGTGATGGAAGTGGAGCAATTGCAGCTACTCCTACTATAACAGCAGGGTCAGTTACTGCTTTATCTATAAATAGCGTTACTAGTGGAGGATCTGGTTACTCATTTGCCGATGTCTCACTTACTGGTTCGCCAGATAAACCGGCAAAAATTAGACCAGTAATTGCACCAGTCGGTGGAATTGGTTTTGATGCAAGGCAAGATTTAAAAGCAAAATCTGTTATGTTTAATGCAAAACCAACTGGAACTAATGTCGATACTTTTATTATTAATGAAGATTTTAGACAGATCGGATTAATTAGAAGTATGGAAAGAGCAGATAGTGGCGGTGGTGGAGGTTTTGTAATCTCTAGTGCATCTGAAAAAGCACTAAGAATTTTACCTATTGATTCTGCAGATATAGGTAAAATTCAAGCAGGTGACGAGCTATCTATAGGTAGCGGAGCAACATTAGCAAAATGTTTTGTTGATGAAGTCAATGCTCCATTAAGTAGAATTTTTGTTCATCAAAATTCTAGAACAGGATTTAATTCTTTTCCAAGTACTGGAACTCTTACAGGTGGTTTTGGTGGTCCCGCAGGAATTAGAGCAGCGGAAGAAAAAAGCAATGCAGATCCTCATACTGGACAGCTTTTATATATAGAGAATAGAGCAGCTATATCTAGAACCTCTACTCAAACAGAAGATATTAAAATCGTAATTACAATGTAGGAAAGAAAATGGCGTCAACACTTCAACAAAATACTTTCTCGGCAACTTATAAAGATGATTTTATCGATAGTGATAATTATCATAGAGTATTGTTTAATGCTGGTAAAGCTTTACAAGCTAGAGAATTAACACAGCTTCAAACAATCATTAATAAGGAAGTTGAAAGATTTGGTAAAAATATTTTTAAAGAAGGTGCCTTAGTAAGGCCAGGTGGAGTTGTTCTCGAAACTAATAGAGAATTTATTAAGCTTGTGAATGGTGATGCCGACTTTGCTAATGTTCAAGTTGGAGACGAATTTACTTCAAGCAGTCCAACCAATATTAAGTTTAAAGTTTTAGAAAAAATAGCGGCTTCTTCTTCTCCTACTACAGAGCCTGATACCTTATATGTTCAATATACTGATATGGCTGGTCAAGCCGGTGGTGTAAATGCGATTAGAGTTGCCGATGGTGCTACACTAACAGGGCCACTATTCAATGCGGCAAATCTGACATTAACTGCTGCGGCATCAAGCGCAACTGGAACCGGAAGTAGAGTTTCTGTTAATAATGGTGATTACTTTGTTCAAGGACATTTTGTATTTGCTAATGAACAGTCACTTATTCTTTCTAGATACACATCAACTCCAACGGCTGATATTGGTTTTAAAATTGTAGAAAATGTAGCTACTGCTGCAGACGACGCAGCTCTCTATGATAATCAAGGTGCTACTCCAAATATTGCTGCAGACGGTGCTGATCGATATCAGATTAAATTAACTCTTACAACTAGAGATCAACTTGCTTCTAATGAAAACTTTGTTTATCTCGCTAAAGTTGAAAATGGTAGAATTGTAGACCAAGTAGCAAAAGAAGATATTTACAATACAATTGGTGATTTTATTGCGTTAAGAACAAAAGAAGAATCAGGTGACTATGTTGTATCTCCTTTTAGAGCAAGCTTTAATAATTTAAATGATAGTAACTTAAGTTTAGATGTTTCTGCCGGTACTGCATATGTAGATGGTTATAGAATTTCTGTAGATGCTCAAACAATCACAGTACCAAAAGCTCAATCAACTATTGAACTAACAGATCAAAAAATTCCAGTATCTTATGGAAACTATGTTTTAGTGCAAACAACAAGTGGTCAACAAAAAGGTTTACCAAATATTGATACACTTGAAAAATTAAATTTATACAATGCAATTACTGCAGGTGGCTCTGTGATTGGTACCGCCAGAGTAAGAAACGTAGAGGAAGACGGTGCCAATAATAGATATTATTTGTTTGATATCCAAATGAATGCTGGATCAAGTTTTGCTACTACAAAAAGTATTGGAACGTCATCAAGCGCATTTGCTGATCTAGCTTTAGAAGGCGGTTTAGCAGTCTTAAAAGCTACTAATAATAACTCACTTATTTTTCCACTGCCAAACAAAAGTCCTACATTTTCTCCAGGAGTTACTGACGCAACGATGGACTATAACTTTAGAGCAAGAGTTACTGACACTTCAGACGGCTCTGGAGCCGGAACTTTTACTGCCCCTGCCGGTAGTAAATTTGGAGGATCTGTAATTGATTATGTAGTAGCTGCTACGAACGGACCAAGCTCTACATCAATTCCTACTTTGTCGACTACTGTTGGTAGTAATACTTTAACATACACTGGTGGTTCATCAACTACTGCTTACGAATTAATTGCTACTTTCAACGTCGACGCTGAAAATACTAACCATATGAGAACAAAAACTCTTAATGAAGCGACTACTACTGTGGCTTGGAATACAGCTACAGGAACAGGAGATTCAAACGGAAGCGGTCAACTTGTTCTTGATTTAGAATATGCTGACGTATATAAACTTTTAAGACTAAGAACTACAGATTCAAATGGTACCGATCTTACTGATTTATTTACTTTTGATAATGGTCAACGAGATAACTTTTATGCTGGCGGTCGATTAATACAAAAACCAGGAACAACTGTTCCAACCGTAAATATCTTTTACAGAATTCAATATTTTACACATAACGCTTTATCTGGAAGGCCTGGTTACTTTAGTGTAGAGTCATATGAAAATGCATTTAACGATGCGTCTCTTACTGGCGGAGCTCTTACTGGTGATGCCGCATATAATGCAGTTCCTAATTATCAAAAAGCTGATGGTTCAGTTATTAATTTAAGAGATACCTTAGATTTTAGACCGGTGCAAGGCACTCATCATGCAGACAATTATGATAGCAGTGGAGGTATTATTAACTTTATTCCAAGACCTAGTTCTTCGATTACTGCTGACATTACTCATTACGAAAGAAGAAAAGATAAATTAGTGGCTGTTGTTACCAATACTAAAGACGACAGAGAAGGTGCTGGCCAAATTGTATTACAACAAGGTGTTTCTTCCATTACTGATGCTCAAGAGCCTAGCACACCTACAGGATCTTTAACTCTTTACAATTTTGATTTGAATCCATATACATTTAATGAGTCAGATCTAACCAGTGAATTTATTTCTAATAAAAGATTTACCATGAGAGACATTGGCAGGCTTGAAAATAGAATTAATAAATTAGAAGAATTGACTACATTAAGCTTACTTGAGTTAGATGCTTCTTCTATATTGATATTAGATTCAAGTGATAATCCTAGAACGAAAGCAGGATTCTTAGCAGACAACTTTAAAAGTGAAGCGTTTTCTGATGTAACAAATCTTGATTACAGAGCTGCGATCGATTTCGATAGATTTTCATTAAGACCTACGGTTTGGCCGAAAAATAATCGCTTGATCTATGATTCAGCCGGTGGAACTGATATGGTAAATAAAGGAGATTTTTTACTTCTTCATATTGAATCAAATGAAAATTTAATTTACCAAGATAAAGCTACTCAAATATTAAATGTTAATCCATTCGCAGTTATTACTAATACCGGTCATATTGACCTTTCACCTGCATCAGACGATTGGGTAGAAATAGAATACGTTCCAGATAATATTGTGAATGCACCCGATAATGTTAGAAGCAGAGGATCAAGAAACGTCACTGGAAATTTATTTCTCC